GGCTTCGCCGATGAAATCAAGCCGGACAACCCTGCAGGGACTGGCAAACTCACCAGTATCGACGACACCTTTATCTTTGGCGGCAGGCCAAAGGAAGTGTTCTGGGTCAACAGTCCTTTCTTCGAGTTCTCGTATCTCCGCCCGAAGGTTTTTTGGTGGGGGCAAGTCCCGCCTACCGTTGTGTTCTCTCGCGATCCTGGCGGCACTGATCTGATCAGCTTTCCGAACAACCCGTTTGTCATGCACCAAGGCAACCGCATTGCAGGTCCGCCGCCGGTGCCAGCCGATCCGGTCTAAGGCTGGTCTTTTGCGCCTACAAAAAAGAGGACCAGCAATGGTCCCCTTTCCTCCGTTAAATAATGCTCGTCCCACGGTTCCAATTCGGATATGTGGGTCCGTTTCGTTAGCGTAAACGTGCCAATTCTCGCCCGCCCATGCCGTTCACCCCTATCGCGCCACTACCCTACCAGCCATCCGCCACACCCATGCCCACGCCCGCCACGTCATCGCCACGGGCATGGCGCCAACCCAATTCAACCCATTTTGCCGGAGTCCCTGCCATGGTCCGCGACTTTCTTTTCGGCTGCGCGTTCATCATTTTTTTGCTGTTTCTCGGCGCGATCACCTTTTATTTTCTGGTGGTGAGAGCATAAGCCGCTGCCCATGGGCAGAAAGGAGTGGGACTAGCGTTTCACCTGCTCTGCGTTGAATTGCCCCTGGAGCCTGCCGCGCCGACCGCTCAAGCAGCCAGTTGGGATAACCAGGCAGACTTCCAATTGCTTTTTGCAGCCCACTTCCTGCGGCCATTGTCCCAAGTGCGGTTGCGGCAACAGCCCCTGTCGTGACAGGTGCATGAATTGCACTCACACCAGCCGTAACCGCTGGCCAGTAAGCCCGCGCACTTGCTGGCCGGCGTGCGGCTGGGTCAAATTTACTCCCAATGTTTGCCGCCTGGCCAATATCTCCGCCGCCATAACGGTTGAAATTGCCTGTATGCTTATCCGCAGCACTAAGCAATTTTCCAGGAGGAAATGCGCCTGTCACAGGATCGGCAATCTCCTGCACAGTAGAAAATGCTCGCCACTGCTTTCTTCCCTCGGAAAGCAGCCGCAGTGCTTCCGCAGCTTCTTGCGCAAGCCTGCTATTACCTTGTCGTGTTGCACGAGTAAGTTTTGCATTTGTCCCGCGCTCAAGTGCGTCCCAAAGAGCTTCTTTCATTTCCCTTGCAGGAATGGCTAGGAGAGAATTCTTTGAGTTAACAAGAGAAGCAAGCTTTCCCCCTCTCCGAGTCAATTCCTCATATCGCTCGCCTGACATCACGCCTACCCGTGCGGCAGAGTAAAGTTCTTGCACAACATCTTTGAACCTGGGGTGCTTCGCAAGGTCAATATTGTCCTGTGCAATGTCAATAATTTGGTTGAGAAGCACTCCATCCACTTTCACTTCTCCCCCCTTCGCACCGCGCTCAATCATCTGCCCAATGCGAGAAGCAACGCGATCAACTTCTTGCGCCCCCGCGGGAGCAGCTTTTTCTCCATAAGTAGAGGCAGCTATTCTGTTAAAATTGTTCTCTTCAACAGAAAGTCTATTCACCTGCCCAGAGTCTGAATAGAGCTTTACTGGTGGAAGCCCTGCAGGATTTGGGCGCTTCCCTATTGCTTCCAGGCCAAGTTCCGCCACTTTCGGTTCAATCTTTCCGCGAAAAAGTGCTTTCCCAGCTCCCTCTGCAACAACACCTCCCACCCCGCCAATCACTCCACCAAGTGCGGCACCAGAAAGAGCTTGTTCTCCCATATCACGCTCAGGATCAAGATGTGCAACACTTGCACCAGCAACACCACCTTGCACACTGCCTTGTGCAGCACGAGAGGCAATTCTTGCACCAAAGCTCGCACCTTCTGCTGTGCCGGGCAAACCATGGCCAGCGGTGCCAGAAAGAAAATTTGTCACAGGTTGCAGACGTGGCAATGCCTGGCCTACACCTTGAAGCAACTTATTGACTCCACCGCCAAGAAGTGCTTGACCAGGAAGGCCAGCAATTGCCTGTATGCCAAGTGTTTCCCAAGGACGCTCTTCCTGTGCATTCGCAATGCTTTTATCAAACCGCTCGCGTGCGGGAGCACTCCTTGATGGCGCGTTCCACCAATTCTTCAACTTCTGCCCAACAGGAAGCCCGGCGTCAGGCCCAGAAAGCCCTTGCGACAAATTAGGCCCTCTCCCTTGTGTAAGAGCCATGATAGCCTTTGGCGCAGACACAAAAGGAATAGCAGCATCAGCAGCAACATCCAGACGAGAGGCTTTTGGCACATCTGGATCGTGAAGTCTTCCGCCGATCTTCCGATATTCCTCCAAAATAAGATGAGGGTAAGCAAAACTTCTTGCCCCCCATTTTTTCTGATCCGGGCTGCCGTGATACATTAGCGAGGCTTTGACGTAATCCCCTGCTACGTCTTTGCGGTCAAGGTTCTCCCGCATAAGCTTCGCCCCGCCGAAGATATTTTCCTTCGGATCATAGACGTTTTTAACTCCCAGTGCCAAGGCAGTTGCAGGCATGAGTTGCATGAGGCCTTCTGCCCCAGCTTCACTCTTTGCATTATTCTGGAAGTTACTTTCAATCTTAATTTGCGCACGTAGCCAGTGCGGATCAAGGTTATACTTCTTTGAAGCTGCCTGAATAATCTCATCATGGTTCTGCGAGACAATTTGCATATTGTCCCATGGTTGTGGAGTTTTTGCCACTGGCACAATAGTCATATTATCCCAGGGCTTACTTGCACTCATGGCACCACCTCCAGAGTCTTTCCTGTTCGCTTAATCTTGATAACAGCGCCATTAAACTCGAATGTTACAGTAGCCCCATCCGGCACTTTTGCCCCAGGAAATCCATCAGGAACGCCTGGCCCAAATTCGAAACCTTCAAAGAATTTTGGCGCATCTCTCTGCGGTCTGATCTCCGTAGTGATTAACTTGTCTGCCAGTGCCTTTTTTGTCCAAGCTCCGCGTGCTTTACTGAGTGGCTGATCCGCAGGCCAATTATCCATAAATTCGCGTTCTTTTTCCATATACTGGAACATTCTCGTTGAGTAGTTGAAGAGCTTTTCAATTGCGTTCGGGCTCATATCCAGGCGAGGAGAGCTTGCCCAATTCGCCATCACTTCGCCCTCGGTAAGCTGCGTGCCAGGCGGGGTCATAGCCCTGAGCGACATATAGGCGGCAGTAAAAGTCTTCTTCGCAAAAGTCTCCGCAGCAACCATATCTCCACCTTGCACAAGATCAATCATGCCCTCCGATACCCCAGGCATTCCTTGCATAAATTTTGCAAATCTTGTGCGTATCTCTGACAAACCACCAGTTCGCGCTTTATCCAACAGCTCACGCATCTCCGCAATCTGCCGAATTTCCTGCTCTGCTTGGGAAATTTGCTTATCCAGGCCAAGTCGGTAGTCGATATGCTGCTTGAGAGTTTGAGTTGCACCTGCAATGGCAGAAGGCGGCGGCCCGAGAGGCGTTGCGGCCAAAATTGGATCAGGCATAGAGTTGAGATTTCCTCTGCCATCCAGCATTGGCATAACTTGGCCGACAGGAACCGGCGGCAGCGGAGCACCAGTTGGATCTTGTCTGTCTACAGTTGCATTTCGCTCCCCAGGGGTGGGAGTTTTTGTCACATTGGCAAGTCCTTCTGGTAGATTTGCCTCATCCCGCGGAATACGTATCACGTTCGTCTCGCCACCTGAGTCAATAACAGTTGGCACTGGATGCGTAATAGCAAGGCGATCTGCAATCGACGCCACTTGCAGCTGTTTTTGCATCAATGCTTTCCGCAAATTTGCAGGGTCTGCTGGCAGTTCTTTTATCTCTCGAAGCAACTGAAAGGTAAACTGCGGATTATTTACTTGCGCAATTGTCTTTGCCGCCCACTCATTCACATCTGCTATCCCAACAGATGGCCCAAGAGCAAGCAATGCACCAAGTCCACTTCCAATCAACTCCGCCCGCTGCTGCACATTTGCAATAGCCGCATTGTCGATCTTCAGTTGTTCTTGTTTTCTCGCTTGTGCGGCTGCTGTAGCAGTTGGTATGGTGAAAGCAGCTCGCGGATCAGCCGCCAGCCTTTTCATCAACTCCACATCATCCAGCGAGCCATCCGGCCTCAGCGCATTTGTGTAGGCTTCTCCTGTGCCAATTCTTGCCTCGTTCTCCTGCGCAAAGAGTTTATTTTGGTTCTTCCTCTGCCGCAGGTTTGCAAGGTGTTGAAGAAATTCCATCGGAGGCGGAACTACTTCATTGTTGACTTGCAGTGCAATAGTTGGATCAAAGGCCATTTTAGTTCCTTGCTCCATACACATTGTTCGGGTTACGTGCTGCATCAGCAACGCCGGCCTGGAAAAGGCTCGGGTCCATCGCATACATACCCGCGTATTGAGCCGCCGGCCCAAGCACACTCTTGTAAGCATTTGCCACGCCGACAGTGCCAGAGGCTTGTGCCTGCGCAGCGCCCGTCATGAGATTATTAATTTGGCCCTGTGACTGCAACCCAAGTGAGCCCAAATTTCCTGCCGAGTTGGCGCCTTGCGTGCTTTGTGGGAAAAGCATATTATAGGTTGCTTGCCGTTGAGTGAGATCGTTAGAAAGTTGCTGGTTAAAGGTGTTTTGCGCATGGCCTGTTGCATACCGCGCAGCTCCCTTCATTGCCGCGCCGCTGCTACCAAGACCGCGGGCTGCATAGGAGTTCTGCACTCCTTTCAGTCCTTGGTTAAGAGTGAATTGATAGCCAGGAGTATTTTCCAAATCCGATGGATTAAATTGCCGAGTGAGAGGTGCTGTAAGAGGATTGCCACCTTCATTCGTGCCAGTGAGAAGTCTTACCGCATCTTGCGCGGAATAACCGGCCTGGATAAAAGGGATAAGATCATTTCTGATCTGCTCAAAGCGCCGCTCACTAGCCGCAGCCGCTTCCCGCGCCGCCGCAGCTTGCTGTGCTCCAGCGCTTTCCGCAGCATTCGCGCCGAGAACTGCAGAACCAATACCTGCAATACCTCCAACAATTCCAGCTACTGCTTGCGCCATTTTATTTTCCAAGCCTCTTCATATATGATGTTTCTTCAGCAACAAAGCCGTAGCGCTGAAGTAACTTGCCTAGTGGCTTTTTATTCTTCTCCCCTACAAACCACAATTTAACTCCACGAGCAAGAAGAGTTTTGTGTGCTTCGGCGTAAAGGAGTCGAAACGCCCCACCAGATCGACAATCTTTTCTGATAAAGAGCATATCAGTATGTGCAACTCGCACACCTTGAGAATGGAGAAAAGGACTGAGAAAAAAAGACCAATACCCCACTATTTCAGTCTCTTTCCAAAGTCCCACAACTATCAGCCCGCCACTTTTTTCCAGCTGGTAGTAAGCACGATAGTTGATATCAAGAGGGACATCAATTCCCACTTCTTGCCAGTGAAGCGGAAAAAGGAGGCTGAGCCCCCTTACAACTCCACTCCAAGGTGCAACACTGGCGGAAAGGTTCATGGCAGTGGAGCAAAACTCAAAAGCAACAGACAACCAGAGGTTTGTGAGATGAGATCAAGCTGCGCTGCTCCTGAGCAAAATGCAACGGAACCTGTTGCCATGCTGAAATGGTCATTACCACATACAGCAAATATTTCACCGATGGAAATAAGCCCTAGCCCATCTGTTGCATTCTCCAAGGCAGGGACCACCTTTACTTCTTCGCTCAGCTTAAAAAGTTGCACTTGCCACAGTATACCGCACTCCATTCTTCGCATCACATCAAGGAGCAAAAGACGCAGTTGCGGAAAAGCAAAATACTCTGCATCCCATTCGCCTTTCGCAAACAACACCACTCCATCAGGGTTTCCCTCAAAAACGGAGTCCTGTCGTGCAAGCGCCATCTGGAGCGGTGCGATATCCAGGCCAGAAGCCAGCCCAACAAAATTGCTCATGTGTTATCATATCCACTGATGAAGACGTTAATAACAGCTGCCGCATCACACAGCCCTTGCAAAGTTTCCCCCGCATTCAGTGTCAATCCGGCAAAAGCATTTATAACAAGACTCTGCCCTGCGGCCAGTCTGCCACTCTGTCCACCAATGATGAGATTTGTTGGGCCAGGACTTCCTGCGGCAGGCACTCTGTAGAGAGTAATTTGTCTTGCAACTGTATCGCTATTGTAGGCAACCGCACGCAATACCTGCCCGACGCTATTAGCAGGCTGCGTGTAAAGCACAGTAGCCGCAAGGCCAAGTTGAATGCCAGGCTGGAAAACTTTCGGGGATTGGGCCATCGTTATCTCCAAACAAAAGTAAGTGTCGGAACGACACTATACGTTATGACAAGGCTATCATTTTCACTCAAAGGGAAGAACCCAGCAATCTGCCCTGTTGGAAAGAACGTCACACCATCTCTGCTCCAAGTGACGGAAGTCACCGTGCCGTCTGCAATCAATGCGAAGCCATTTCCTAGCGAGGAAAAGCTGAACGGCGAGGCTCCCGGCGTAATGCTTTCCGGGAGTGGTGGAGGGTCTTCAGCTGGAAGAAAAAGCGCGGGTGAGGAAGGTGTTTGTTCTTCCGCTGGAAAGAAGAAAGAGGGCGGTGTGATGTGCTCATCTGCAGGAATGAAAAAATCTTGTTGTTTGAAATATTCTTCTGGAAGAAATACAAGGGCAGTATTGGCACTCTCCACGGCATCCTGCGGAAGCACCATAGAAGAGCCAATTGCAGCAGCATTTTGCACTTCCTCGAAAAGAAAAAAACCTTGAGCTGTTTGTTCCTCCACATCATCCATTGCCCCGAGCAAAGAAGCAACTTGATCTGGAGTATTTGTTGGAGTAATTCTGCCTTTTGTGCCGCCTGTTCTTGCAACAAGTGCGGTAATGAGCCGATACCAGGCTGGAGTAATAAGCCCTGTTGCAGGAACGCAAATCGGCGCGGTTGGGATTGCAAATGCAGCGAGATTTGTGCGAGTGTCACTCAACTGACCAACTCCCGTAACTCAACCCAAGCCCCATTCAAAGCAACATTACAAGGAGCGGTCCAGGAGAGTTCCCACACTCGATCTCGTGCAATTCCCAAGCGCCACCAAGAAGGTGCGGTCAAATACTCTCCCGCTGCCCCCATCGTCTGCATGAGAGATCCTTGCCAACTTACCCCTCTTGTATTGCTCCAGCGAAGAAGCAAAATTGGGGCCGGTGTAACTGCGGCGGCAGCTTCAAGAAGAATGGCAAAAGTGTCGTCAAGTGGCCCCTGCCCTAGAATAAGGTCAATATTTACTTCCTGGGCAAGAAGCTTATTCAGATCAACTGGCGGAGTAGAAGTTAATGGCATTTGTCCAACAGAAATATCTGCCATAAACTTATCATATCTAATCCGCTTCCCTTCCAGCCCTTTCTCTCCACGCTGTGTTTTGATAGTAGGGAGATGCGGGAAGGAGCGCAAACGTAGGATCGGCTGACCTGCATCCAAGGAGATAGAAGAGTTCATCTTGTAAACTGTTCCCGACTCCCAATCCTGGCCATAAAGTGCGCCATTTGACCACACAGCCGAACATACTCTATGTCGATGGAGTTTACCTTCTATATCCATCCAAGCGCGTTCATGCCACATCTGAGTGGCTTCATCAAATACCCAGGTTTTGTCCGCAGTTGGAAAAGTCAACACATAGAAGATGTGTCCGTGCTCTTGATAGGTATAGCCGATCGCATCAGTTAGAGTTGGATATTTCTGTATCTCCTGCTCAAGAGCATGGGTAGAAATTCTCACCGTGGAGTAACCTTTTCCACGCAGAACCATTCCGCCGCCCTGATCATTTTGACTCAGAAAGAAAACAGAGATGTCAGCTGTTGCAATAGAATACGGCGCAGGGCACCCATACTGCACAAAGGCACCAGGAAGAATGGCGAAGGGAAAATCCTGATCTACAACAGTTGTCCAAATTTCACTCGTCTTCTCACCAATAAGCCAAAGTTCTCTATGCACCACTACCGGCGCAGCAAGAAGATCAGGATGAGCAGTTTTCGACGCAATATAAGTTGCGTCAAACTCCAACGTGTTGCTCAGTGTTGAGATAAATTGTCTTGTGCCAGGCACATTGAAGATAGTGAAAGTGTCGAGATATGCGCCAAGCGTTGCGCCTTGAAACAATCCTGTTGGATCAGTGAAAAGTGAAAAAACTTTTGTCGCAAGAACAATTTCCCATGCGCCAGTAGTTGTTCCATCGAGAATTAACAAAGAAAGTCCGTTATCAACGAACCGAACTGGAGTAAAAAGTGCGGGAATAGTGCCAAGAATAGTTTGCACTCCAGCCGCATTCACCCACCAGACACTACCCCCACTCACTCCATACCAAGTATTATCTGACGCAACAAACATACCTCTCCCTTGGCCGAGCCCCGCGATAAAGGTCTCCAGCCCAGGGGTATGATAATGTGTGACAGGAACAGGTGCGTCAGAGGGATTGTTTTCAGGGTATAAATTAATACACCTCTGAGCATTGGCGATCAGCCCCTGTGCAGTATAACTGCCGCCAAGCAAAGGCCATCTCATCGCCAAATTCCTGCAGCCGCGTCAAAATAACCTCGCCGTGGAATACCCTGCGGCATGGAAAGCCGCCTCACCTGCGCATTGGACAGACGAAGGACACGTAGAGAATTTTTTGCGTTGAGGATTAAAACTGGATTAGGCTGTGTATCGCCGGCCGCCGGAAGCAACCTCATTGCCAAATTCCAGTGCATTGCACTTTCATACGCAGGAGGAAGATTAATGTCGGTTGTGAGCGATGTGATATTGGTTAGAGATACCTTAAAAAGCAACTTGAGCGTGTAGAGAGATGCTTGTGGAACAGGCCAAACATACAAATTTCCCAACGGCCAAGCAGTGTCAAGAAACACCACTCGTCCAGGGCCAACAAGTGTTTTTAAGCCAATTCTCTGATAATCTTCATACGCTTGCAGAATATCCATCGGATAAGTCGTTTGCTGCCCCGAGGGATTTGATATTTGAATGACAGCACTGTTCAGACTATTCGGGCGCGGAGTCATATCAATATCCCCGCCTGGGCCAACAGTGTAGCTTACTGCCCCCGTGCAAAGCAGGGACTTCTCAACCAAATGGTAAACAAGCCAGCGCTGCTGCGCCCACTCGTCCATCATCCAGTTGAGTTTCCGTAGTGCGTCGTTTACATCTTCTGCTTGCAGTGTCTCTCCAATACCAAGCACTCCAGCATCTCTGTAGGCCTGCTTGATTAGTTGGAGAGGTGTGGTCATGAGATGTTACTTCTTTGCAGGAGAAAGAATAGCCTTCAGCGAGCCCGTCGGCGCAGGGCCAGGCTCAGGCTCAGGCTCGGGGGCAGGCTCCGGCTCAGGCGCTTCAACGTAAGGAAAGAGTGCATTTTGCGGATGGCTAAACCAGCCCTTTCCCAGTGCAGTTTCCTCTTTCGCATTCTGCACAGTCACAGCCGCCTTCTCAAAGGCATAGAGCATTTTGGGAAATTCTCGAAAAGTGTAGTCAGGAAAATCCATCCGATCATAGATCGGTGCGGGAGCACGGGCCATAAGATAACCTTTCTTGGAAAGAAGTTCTCAGCCAAATGGGGGCTTTCGCCCCCACTCAGTCCTACAGTTCGTCAGCCACAATCACGGCCCACTCCGGCCTGATCCAAAGATACCCGTAGAGAATGTCCAACCGGGTAAGCCACTGATCAGTGCTGCCATTGTAGAAAGTAATCATTCGCATGGAGAGGCCGTCAAAAACCTCTCGCCCAGCTTCCTGCACACCACGAGTCGGCAACTCCAGATCCGCCGTCGCCATCGTAACAGCTTCCGGGCAGAACACGAAATTCTTCCGAAATTTCGTGCTCGCAGCCAGCGACAGTGTGGGGTTCACCGCAGCGCCATTGGCGGGACTTGCCGTGACAGTCTGATACTGCACAGCCACACCGCCAACCGGAGGAACAATGGCGGGATAAATCGGAATGCTGGTCGCACCCGCCGCCACTGCTGCCGTCACCACAAACTGGCGCAACGCACCAGTGTCCTGCCGCGTCAGGCGGTTCACCGCATTCACACCGCCAAGCGTGATAACATCGCCCTTGGCAAGACCTCCGGCCAGCGCCCCTACCACGACGTTGAGGCCAGTCTGGCCTGCCCCACTGACCGTTGCGGACGCCTGCGCCAATGCACCGTTCGTATGTGCAAGCACCGTCTGATCACTCATCCAGTCAAAGCCCAGCGCTTCCTGCATCTGCCCTGAGACATACTGCGCAGAGATCTTCTGCGAAGGATTGAACAGGCCGGACAGGGTGCTCACCACGCGCGCACGAGTGTTGGGGCTGTTCACCACCTTTCGATCACCCATCGGGGCAGAGTTCATATCCAGAAGCGCGCCGGCTTCGAGATACGTCTGCGCGGTAGGGCTGATGATGAGACTGCTCCCATCCTGATTTGCCACCATGTTGCAAATCCCGCCCTCAACTCCGCCCATCACATCTTGAGCCACATCGGCAGCAAGGTAGGTGATCATGGGCTTCAGCACGCGCGAAGAATAATCATCCAAGCTCATCGCGCGATCCTTCGAGTTGAAGGAAACGTCCACGCCCTTCTGTGTCGCAACAGCCAGAGTGGTCGAAACCTCACCCGTATCCTGGGGACTCGCTGCCGCACCAGTGCGGACAGTGTATTGGTTTGGCAGCCGGATACGCAGCGTCTCACCAATCTTGGCGCCATTCACAGCGAACTGGTCGTCATACTGTCGGTTGATATTCATGAGAAAGGCGTTGGAGTTATCCCACAGCCGAGTCGCCTCGCGCAGGATCATATTGATAGTGAGAAGTTGATTGGCCATGATAGGCTCCTGTTACCCGGCTCAGGCCGGAGGGGAAAACTCATTGCATCCGCATGGAATACCATGATCCTCGGGGCCTGAGTCCGAGTTTGCAGGCGTGTGCAGGAGGTAGCGCGCTCCAGTCGCGTCGTATCAACTAACGCTTGGTCTTTTTGGAAAGTTCAGCTTCCCGCCAAGCCCGCCATTCAGTTGAAGTCATCTTCTCTGGGTCCGTATTTTCCTTCACCACTCCCGGAGTGAGAGGGGTGATTGGCGCCGCAGCGCGGGAGACTTTGCCAGTCCCCTTAGCAATAGAAGCAGACAATTTGCTCAAAGCCGCTGCCATTCGGATAGGCGACAGTTCCAGAATTCTGGCTGCTTCATCCAAATCACCTGCCAAGTCGTAAAGCACTTTCGCAGGATTGCCAATTTCCTGCGCCGCCTCGATAATGGTAGGGTTAAGCCCGCCAATCTTACTGAAGGCCTCGAGTTTTGTTTGGAAATCTGGAAACTTCTCCACGCCATCAGCATAGATAGTATTGCAGGTGGTATTGAAAGCCTGCTCCAAGGCGGCTTCTGCAACTTTCTGGTCGAAAAGTTCCTTTGTAAGCCCTTCG